GTGTTCAAGTCATTTTTGTCAAAATAGAAGATTTCACGCAGTTGCATGAAATTATTTATGCTTATGTGGTGGGTGTTTGGCCTGGAGTGGCAGCGCCTGCTGCGGCTGTGTCAGTGGGCTCCACTGGAGCAGTGGTTTCAGGTTCTTGAGCTGCTAAATCTTGCTGTATGTTGGCAGATGTGATGCCTGCACTTCTCATTTCGGCAGCTGAAGTGGTGGGTTTCACTTTGAATTTCTCATCATTTTCTTCACGCCATAATCTTTCATTTTCAGCCAATTCATCTGCACTCATGCCCAAAAATCTCATCAGTGCATATCTGTTGCTGATGTAGGGCAGTGCTGCCACTTGGCTGAATGTTTGTATTCTGTTGTTGTCCAATTCTGCCTGTCTGTATGAAGCAAAGTTCTGTGGAGTTTGAAACTTGATATCAAACATGCCCACGTCAATGTTCACACCTTTTTCCAATAGATATTTTTTAAAATCGTTGTTGAATTCATCTGCCACTAAATTTTGTAGTCTTTCACAATAATTGTTGAATCTCAATTCCTGTATGTATGCAGTGCCCACTCTGCCATCTGTGTACTGTGCATTGCTGTCATCTGGTCCTGTGGGCAGGTACGAGCTGGGAATACGCAATCCACGCAGCAGTTTGTTGGTAAAATATTTTAAATCATCAATTTCGCCAAGGTTTGTACCGCCTGGCAATGTTTCCACTTTGGATCCACGGCCTTCTGCTGTTTGAGGGAAGAAAAAGTCTTCATTGATGGATAATGGATTGTAGGCTGAATCTATCACATTGGTGCCACCGCCTGTGCTGGATGGAATACGTCGCTGATGTATTTCTGTTTTGACTCTTTCCACAAACTGCATGGCCAAGTGACTGGGCATGTTACCCACGTCCACATAGAACACACGTCTCTCTGGAGCTCTTTGCACCCTGTAAATGATAATTGCGTCTTCCAATAATTCTTTTTGTTTGTACACTTTAAATATGGATTCCAACAGTGAATTTCCAAATGGAAAATTATTGTCCAGGCCTTCACTCAAACTCAAATGTATCACATGTTCAGCGTTCACTGCGATTTCTTTGAGATTGGTGGTGAATCTTGTGCCGGTCTGTTCTGGGCTCATGCCCACCATGCCTCTGACTCCACCAGTCAAATAGCCAGCACCGCCTGCTGTGACATTGCCTGTGGTTTGAAATGGAGTGGTGGCAATCAAGTCTTTGAAATTTAAATTCACATCTCTGATCACGTATTGTTCGGGCTTTTTGCCTTCGGATTCGTTCACAATAATTCTGCTGACCTTGGCTGGATCCACATGGAACCATTTCTTAGTTTCTGGATCTTTGATAAAAAAAGCATCTCCGTACTTGAACACATTACGGAATATTCTAAAAATTCGTTTGTTGAAATTGTTGTGTTTGCACCACTGTTGCAGATACTGTCTCAGGATGGTCATTTCTGAGTTGGTGGCTTTTTGTTTAAAATCCAGTTTAAAATTAGTGTCGTTCTGTTTGTTCAGTTGTGAGCAAAATTCAGCCAAGATGTCCAGAGCAGCATTCACTTCAGAATCCATGTCCATGGTGTTGTACTGTCCATATCTCTCCACTCTGTTGGGCGATCCTGAATACACATCAGGTAGATAAGAACTGTAATTAGTAGAGGCTGGTCCGGCCAGTCTGCCTGTGCGAGTGTAGATCTCGTTGTCGCTGACCTGATTAAAATATCTTTTCCAACTCATAATGTTTATGCTTGATATTCTGTGTTTTCTGCAGTTTGTTTAACAAATCTTTTTTGATTTTGCAATTCTGACAGCATGGCTTTCATAGTACTATTTAACTCGTCTAGTTTGTCACTGGAATTTTTGCCAGTTGTGGCAACAGTTTTTGACATGTTGTTGTTTAATCCTGCAAAAGATTCGCTCAATCCGTTCAATGCTGTAGTATAGCTGTCTATTTTGCCTTTGTCAAGTGAATCCAGAGTGGCATTGATATTTTTGGCTAATGATTCGCCACCACCACCAAACAGCTTGCCAAAACCAGCAGCAATGCCGCTCACACCAAAAGTGGCCATGGCGCCGCTCAGAGCCATTGCTCCAGATGCAACGCTCTTCAGATTCTGCCCGTCGATTGAATTGAATTTGTTCAAGTCGTCAGCAAATTTGCTGAATGCTGTGCCCATGAGCCATGCTGCTCCTGCTATGCCTGCTCCAATCAATGCAATGGATGTTCCAACAGCAGCGGCTCCAACTAATATCAAAGGAGCTTTGACACCAAACGCAGCCAAACCACCTGCTAGACCTTTGAGACTGGCTCCTATGGTAGGTCCCCCTTTGCCAACACCTTCTAAAACTTTGCTGGCACTGCTTGATCCTCCACCGCCTCCGCCTCTGCCACCTCCGCCTGATGGCGTTTTAGCACCAAACCCTGTAAAATTTTTGGCTTTGTCAAATAGTCCCATTGCTGCTTGTTTGCCTGTGCTCATTACGTTGCCGCTGCGGCTAAATGCATAAGCAGCTTTTGTAGCGGCCACTACGACAGCTAGGCCTTTGAGTCCCACCAACACCACTCCTAAGCCTGCCACAGTGGCTAAAATTGCTTTAACAAATCCTGTGTTCAGCAAAGACACCACCTTGGTGAATCCTGCCATCACGTATTCTATGGTAATCAGGAATGGAGATATGGCAGCTATGATTTGGTTCATTAGTTTTCTCATTTGATTGCTGAAATCTGCCACCACTTTGCCTGCAGACTCTTCTGCTTTTTTCTGATCCTCAATGGCCTCGGCGGACCCTTCCATGAATTTTGTAAATTTGGACATTTCTGCTCCAGCACCAAACATGCCTTGACCAAACAACTGAGCCAACGCATTGGTTTGACCCATGGTCTTGCCTTGTTCTGCAGCAATGGCTGCAGTTCTGCGCATTTCTTCACCAAACGCAGCATTGGACACAGATCCATCGCGCAATCCTGCTGCCATGGTCAATAGGTTGGGATTCAACAGTGCCAACCCTTTGGCATTTTCACTGATGGGCGCTCCTCCTGTGATCACCAATTCTTTGATGGCAGCTGCCATTTCTGGACTGGTTTTTTCAATTCCTGCCAACATGCCTCCCAAACGTTGTTGCTGCTCGGCAGTCATGCTCATCAACAAACTCTTCAGCATTTTGTCTTGCTGTTGCAATTTAAGAGCTTCAGATGCTTCTTTGCGAGACAGGCCTGTGGTTCTGGCCAATAGATCCAATTCTTTCACATAATTTTCTGTGCCCTGCACCAACTCTTCGTTGCTCATTTTTTGAGCAGTGCCTAAGCCTGTCTGTATTTCAAGATAATCTGCCAGCATGTCTGTGGTGTCTTCCATGGTCATACCATATTTGGAGAAGGTGGGTTGTAAATCTCTCTGCACTACCTTGCTGATGGCTGTGAATCTTCTCGCACCTAAATTCACATTGCCACCCAGCAGAGCAAAAGTGTCTGCATTGCTTTTCACTGCTTTTTGAAAAGTATCCAAACTCAGTCCTGCATCAATGGCAGCCATTCTGGAAGCAAAAATGCTGTCACCAAAATCTGCACCCACTGTGCTGAGTTCTCTAAATCTACCAATCTGCTGATCCAGTTCATCCACCAATCTTTGAATGCCTTGTGCCACCAGTGTGAAGCCCAAACCAAACTGTGACATGTAGCCAGTGAGACTGGAAGTGAAATCTCCAAATTTGTCTGTGCCCTTGACTATGTTGATACCAAAGTCTTGTATCACGCTGGAAAATTTTTTGTGATAGGTGATGTGCTGATCAAATGAAGTGGAGGCATTTTTGGCACTTTTGGTGACCTCATTCATGCTCTTGGCCATGGCAGTGGCTTCTTTGGCACCTTTTCCATCTGCACCAATTTTTTGTAGAATTGCTTGTAGTGTGGATTCTGATGCAGCACCTCTTAGAACAGCGCCGTCCAGCGTACCGCCTGGTTGATCTACCCTTACATCTGCCATTTATTAAATACCCAGTTAATTCAGACTATAAATATACACATATTAAAACAAATATGGTAATTGCACACTTATTTATACGGAGGTAATAATGGCAGAAAATCCAATCAAACAGGGCAGCAATCCTTTACAGAAGTATTTTAGACAGGTCAAAAACTACATGCGCTTGCCCAGCAAAGGCAAATTCTACCCGGCTGGTGTGTTGGACATGCCTGCCACAGGTGAACTGCCAGTGTATGCCATGACTGCCAAAGACGAATTGCTGTTTAAAACTCCAGATGCACTGATGAATGGTCAGGCCACTGTGGACGTGATACAGAGTTGTGTGCCCAATATTAAAAATGCTTGGCTGATGCCCAGCATAGACTTGGATGCTGTGTTGATTGCTATCAGAATTGCCACCTACGGTGAAAGCATGGATGTGAACATCACTGTGC